ATTGATTAGAACCTTCTTTAAATAGTTGTCTTAGGAAATCTTCTTCAAATCTAATCTCATAGACATTCTGAATACTTTCTAACTTGTAAGTTCGGTAATTAGCAAGTGATTTAGAATAAACCTTAGAGTTGTTTTTAATATAAGATTCAAATAACCCTTTACCATCTTTACTAAATCTTTTCAAAAGTAGTTCCAATGCTTGGTCTGAACCTATGGGTATTCGTTTATCTCTTAACTTGTTGATAAAGTTGGTAAAATCTACCGGTCTTATATCATTAAGTTTAATACAATGAGCCTTGCCATCTACTATACCTACCACAAAAACATATCGAGCAGCATCACCACTCTTAGTGACAGGGTCTCCTCCTTTGTATGTAGTAATCCGATAGATATTCCTCGGTCTAATTAAAGAACGAGGAATCCTTCTTTCGGGTTTTAAAAATGATTTATATTCTCTTGTATGAGACATCTTATAATTTCTTTATTGTTGGTAATTTAAGTTCCACATGTTGTTGAACTTTTACATACTTATCAAGAATATCTCCCAACTTAGTAGTCATCTTATCTAAACTGAAATTCTTTTGGATGTTAGTTTTCAATCCTTTAGATTTAGTTAAGTAAGTTTTATAGTTCTTATGAACATCAAAAATCTTTTGGGCTGCCTTAGAATAATCTACGGTGAACCACTTAGATTCTGGTAATAAGAATTTGTTCTGTGCCGATTGGTGAACTGATGTTAATTCTCCTTCTAAGAAAACTGTATTTTCTTTTGGTAAGAAATCTACATGACCACTCCAATTAGAAACTAAGATAGGTTTACCCGTTGTAGCGAATTCTGCAAGTGGTCTACCATAACCTTCACCTTTAGTGAACATCAACATTGCCTTTACTTTTTCATCGTTGTAAAGTGAGTTTAATTCACTCTCTGATAAATCACCAAATACCAAATGAATTGGAGGACATTTCTCACCATATTCTTTAGTTACTTGTTTGATTTTATCTGCGATGTTTTCTCTTTCACCTACCGAAAATCCTGCAGCAGATGTTTTCAAGATAAGACCTGGTTGTTTATCCTTTGGTACATCTTTAAAGACAGTACAGAAAGTTTTGATTACCATACCAGTATCTTTTCTATCTTGTCCTAAATTACCTTGTAACCAATGACCAACATATAAGAAGTTAAAATCAGTAGTTACTCCTTCTAAAATTGAACTTGATGATTTACTATTGAATACATCTAAGTTTACCCCTTCAAATAAAACTTCTACTGGTGTAGTAGTTTTTAATTCACCAACGGGTTGTTTAGTATTTTTATCTACTTGAGTATATTGGGTTTTAATCAATACATCTTTAGTAAATTCTGATGGTGTGATTACCAAATCCATTAAGTTAGAACCTTGAATGAATTCTTGTGGTGCGAGTGTAGTTTCTACTCCTGCGGTAATTCCAATGTTATACTTACCAACTTTTTTGAACTCATTTGCAACTGATATCTGAATAAAGATATCAGGTTGTTTATCTAATTGAGTTACAATGTTGTTTAAGATACGTTGTCCAAATTCAGTTTGTGGGTCTATCTGGTCTTGAGGAGTATTTCCCCAACGAGTAGGTACAATCTTTACCTCATACTTATCTAAATCGAAAAGTGATTTAAGGATATCTCTACTATGGTCTCCATAACCCGAGCGAGTTGCAATTGGAGCCTGAAATAATAATAATGGTTTACTCATTTTCTAATTCTTTTATTCTGTTTTCTTCCTCGTTTCTCAAACATCTCTGAATGGAAAGTTCGGTTAATTTAGTTATTTCTTCTAATTTCTCTGGTTCATGAGGTGAGTTGTAACACTCAAATCTTGGAGATTCAACTTCGTTATCTTGAAGAACGATGATATGATAATCTTCGTTTAAATCGTTCATACCATGAATCGCCTTACGAGATTCATTTACTTGGTTGGTTGTCCAATAACCAGGTACTCTGATAATAAAGATTGGTTTACCCATTATCTAAGTTTATAAACGTTAAACTTTTTCTTTGGTTTCCAATTCTTAAAGGTGGTTTCAATTCCTTCAACAAGTGTACCACACATGTTTTCACGATTTAATCCCATTTCTCCCATGAATTCTTTTCTACCTTCTAAACCGGCTTCTTTTCTTTCTTGTGGTGTTTTATCATACCAATATTTGATTGCATCAGCAACTTCGTAAACATCAACCTTATCATCAATGATATAAGGAGTTGGCACCGAACCTACCATAGTTTGAACACGAGACCAGACTGGTTTAACCCAAGAACCATGAGTTACTTTATCTTCCCATTTTCTCCAATCATGTAGAGAACCTATTTCAATATAATTATCTGCCGTTAAATACTTACCATCTACTTTGAATCCACATTGGTCTTGTAATCCACCTGTAACGTTTACAATTGATGGAGTTCCAGCCATTACTGATTCAGCAGTTACTAAGCCAAATCCTTCATTACCAGCGATGTTGATTGTAACATCTGATAAGTTGTATAGGTAGTTTAGTTGTTCTTGTGATACTCTTGATTCAGAGAATTTAATATCACATTTAGGTGCAAGTGTTTCTGCAACCTTAATTAAATCCGTACCATTTTGGTCTATCGGTGCGGTGTGCATTACCAAACAAACCTTATCTCTATCTTCTTCAGGCAACCCATCTACGAATTTAGAGAATGCCCAAATTACATCCGATGGTTGTTTACGTTTGATATTTCGGTTCATCCAAAATAAAACAAACTTGTAATCTTTATCACCAAGAAGTTGTTTTCTGAAATCTTGAGGTACTTCAGTTGGTTTGTATAAATCCGAGTTGATACCATGTGGTACGTAGGATACTTGCCAATCTTCTAATGGTTTGATTGTTTCTGATTCAATCTTACCAACACGATTAACAATACCATAAGTTTGTCTTGAGATACATCCTAACCAATCACATGATTCATAGTAATCTCTATTATATTTTGGGTCTGGTAAATCATCCCAAATGTGGTAGAAAAGGATTGGAATATTTTGTCTTAATTCCGCCTCCATTTCGTATAACCATCTCCAATATCTTGGGTCTGTAAAGTGAAGGATTGCATCGGGTTGATGTCTCATAATTAGTTCACGAAGAATATTTGCATCTCCATAACCACTCCATGGAATAATTTTAAGAGAAGCATCTTCGATACCACTAATCTTCTTAGCATCAGCACCTAAATCTATTTCTTTACCTTTTTCAGGATGGTCTACTGCTGCTCCTAATTGTACCCAATCATAATGTTCAAAAGTACCAAAAACTAAATCTTTTGATACTGTTGCGATTCCTGATGACATACGTAAATCATCAGATAATAAAAGAATCTTCTTCTTCTTTCTTTCTTCTGCCATTTAATTAAATTTAAAATTGCGAACCACTCGGTTCTAATTCTGTGTAGTTGTTTATTTCTGTTCTAAAATCTTCATCCAAGATATACTTGTCTACTGAACGATTTACTAATTTCTGTAATGTGATATTAGAATCAAACGAAATTTGTTTAAACTTCGAGTAAACATCTTTGATGATTTTTACCGTAGTTAATTTAGTTTCTGCTTTATTTGCCATAACTCTCCTATTGGGTTTTTATTTATATACAGATATAAATATATATCAATAGGAAAAACGGAAAAATTATTTCCAAATAGGACAAAGTTTTCTCGTCTTAAATTCGCACCAATCACAAGGTTTACCTTTGTTAGTTGGAAATTCTGTTTGAATAACCTCACCATTATCCCCATAGACTGAATCTACAAATCCTTTGAAATCATTCCATGCACGATTTACTGAAGGTTTACCATTTGCAGGTACGAATTTAGAAATTCTTGGAATAGGGAAATCAGCTCCTTCATATAACTTTCGTTTAAGGATTTGATATTCTACTTTAATCTTATCTAAAGGAATTCCATACTTGTCTGAATAGAATTTCTTATACAATAACATTTGAGAGATTTTAGTTTTATCTGCTTTCTGATATTTGTTCCAACCTCGTGTAGATGTTTTTAAATCAATGATAACATATTCATTGGTGGTTAAATCTTCTAAAAGAATATCAATAAAACCAATGAAGTGAACACCAGGTTTTATCTCAGCGTTTAATCTTTGTTCAATTGCAACTAATCTCCAACCACTCTTAGCATAAAGACTATCTAATTTGATTCTGAAATATTCTAATATCTTTACACCATCTTCGTAAAACTCTTGTAGTTCTTCTTTAGTACAAGGGTCAAGTTCACCCATCTTCTCTTTCTCTTTCTTGAAATGTTCTACAAGTTTATCTTGTAACATCTGTTCAAGGTTGAGTTGAAGTGCCTGTTTCTTAGTGACATTATACATGACATCCAAAAAGTGTTGGATTACTTCGTGCATCGAGCTACCAAAAATAAGGTGGATGTTAGCATTTGAGATACCTAACTTATCTATATAATTTAATTTGAATTGTTGTTGGCAACTTGAATACATTCCAAACTGCGAGTAACTTACTCTAGCCATATAACTGTGTGTTTTATCGTTTACTATGTAAAGATACGAAAAAAGTTTGGAATATCCAAACTTTTTCTATTAAACTTTCAACTTTAATTTTGTAATCATCTTAGATTCTACCCCATACTTCTCACACATGTATTTGATATTTTCTCTACCTTCACGTGTTGCATAAAGTATTTCACAATATTCTTCTGCTTCTCGTGATGAACATTGGAAATCTCGTATAATTAACTCGATTAACCATTTCTCGTATTTATCTACACCCTTACCTTTAACATATTTTAAGTAATACTTACCCTTTGGTAAGATACCAATCATAGCAAGATATAATTGTTTAGGTTCTAATGTCTGAGTATATGGTTGTATCTCTGATAACAAATCAATCCAATCTGGATTCATAGATAAGAAACGATGTACCATGAAGTTGGAAAATGTTTTCTTATCTGCATCTTCTAAAGTATCCCAATACTTTGGATTCTGAACTGATGTTATTGCCTTGATATGGTCAAATAATGTTTTAGTTTTAGTTTCACTCATTACAATCGCATTTGGGTTTTGTACCACATGCACAAGTTTCAGTTGTTTCAGTTTTTAACTTTATAAATCCATCATATAGTTCATATGATTCCTTGTGCATATTACAACACAATTTAGTAGATTCATCAATATGTACTGAATAAACTGGTACTTCTTGTGCATTCAGTACATCATCAGTAATATCAGTATATTCTCTGTGAGTTATTTGAAAATCATCAAATTCCTCGGGTAAGGAATTTAAAAAAGTTTTGTAATCTTTTATCGTCATCTTATTGTTTTTTCTGTAATTCTTTCGGTAATAACTCTTGGTTAATCTCTCCGCAATCTCCACACAAATAGAGTTCGACTGGAACTATTGCATCTTGAGGTGTTCCTGTCACTAATTTGGAAATCTTTAAGAACTTAGTTCCTGGTATAAATACAGTT